TTAATGTGTCAACAGGTTCAATCGCTTTTCCAACTGCTCCACTGGTGTTTTTGTCTCTTCCGGTGCTGGAATCAGCTTTGAAAGCAACGAATTGGTTACTGCCGTCCGGGAAAACATCATGCTTTCTGATGTCCCCTTCCCCATGTTATTAACAGCCTGTATATCTGTCAGAACCCCATCTGCAAATCCAAGTTCCACCGCCTTCCCAACATTAAACCAGGATTCTGCATCCATCAGATGGGAAATCCGGGTTCGGCTCAATCCGGTCTTCATCTCGTAAGCATTCATGATGCTTTCTTTGACCTCATCCAGCATTCCCACCGCTTTCTGCATCTCTTTGGAATCGCCGATGGCAATGGTCATTGGATTATGAATCATCATCATACCTACCGGAGACATCAGAACCGTAGTCCCCGCCATCGCAATCACCGAAGCCGCCGATGCTGCCAGGGCATCCACCTTCACCGTAACATCTCCTTTATATTCCATCAGCATGTTGTAAATCTGTGCTGCTGCAAACACATCGCCGCCCGGAGAGTTAATCCAAACGGTGATGTTTCCGCTGTAGGCATTCAATTCTTTTCTAAACTGCTCCGGCGTTACCTCGTCTCCATACCATGTTTCATCCGAAATCTCACCATCCAGCACAAGGGTCCGTTCCTCATTCGTTTGATTTTTTACCCAGTTCCAAAACTTTCTTTTCATAGCTGCCTCCAATTCCTATTTTAGAACACAAAAAAACCAGCAGACGATTTACACCTGTTGGCTTAGTTCCTGACTCCTGTTTATTCTGTTTCCATTTCCGGCTGGTTCTTCCCAGCAAATAACCCGGCATCCTTTAATTTGGTCATGTTCCCGTTAATCAAATACAGGCTACCGCCGTCTTCATCCGGAATCAGGTTCATATCCTCCATTTCGCGAATATCATTCGTTGAAAGCCAGCCGTTCTGCCGGCCTACCGAATAACCAGCCATCCGGCTCTGGTAATCCCCACGGAGCAGGCCATTAACATTCATCTTTATGAAATACTCCTGCTTTTCCTGCGGAAGCAGCAAGGCTCTCTGTAAGGACTGTTCCCAACGGATTACCCATGGGTCCAGAGTGTACTTAACAAACTCCAGAGATTGCTGTTCGATGTTAGAAAAACTGGATTTATCCAAATCCCCTACCATATGGGGCGGAATCCGGTACAGCCTGGCAATCTCATTTATCTGAAACTTCCTGGTCTCCAGAAACTGTGCTTCTTCCGGCGGAATGCCAATCTGTTGATAACGCATCCCTTCTTCCAGCACTGCCACCTTTCCAGCGTTCCTGCTGCCGCCATAGACGGAATGCCAGCTTTCCCGCACTTTACCAGGGTCCTTTAATACTCCGGGATGTTCCAGCACTCCGCCCGGTGTTGCACCGTTTTCAAAGAAAGATGCACCGTATTCCTCACAAGCCAGCGTCATTCCCACCGCATTTTTCGCCATAGCTACCGGGGAATAGCCCACCAATCCATCAAATCCAAGCCCCGGAATATGAAGTACATCCTGCTCCTGTAGATACACTCTGCCATAGTTTCTAAAGTTTGGATTCTCATCACTATATCGGCTATAAATATAATAAAGCTGTCCATGCTCATCCCGATCCACTTCAATCTTATCCGGCAAGAGCGGATATAGCGAAATCACCCTACCATTTCCATCCCTGATAATCTGTGCATAAGCATTGCCGAACACCAAAAGATGGCTCATCAATGTTTCCCGGAACACAAACGAAGTCATCTCTGGATTCGGTTCATTGTGAAGAAGCCGATACAATGGATGGTCATACACCCGCTCTTTCCCGGTATCAGTATATCGGTACACATGGATTGGCAAGGATGCTACCGCCTCTGCCAGAATCCTGACGCAGGAGTATACTGCCGTGGTCTGCATCGCAGTCCGTTCATTTACCGTTTTTCCACTGGTACTTCTTCCAAAGAAAAAGGAATAAGCCGGACCACTGAAACTGTCTTTTGGCTTATCCCTTGCCCCCCGTATTCCTAAAATAGATGATAGTTTCATATTTCAAATTCTCCTTGAATTATTGTACATAGTTTCATATAATATGGTTGTAGATATCAATATTTATATCGTATGATACTCTGTGTGGGTGCAATCCCCACGACTCCGTACCTATTCATCAATTCTTTCCTTGCACTGATTTCCCTCATTTCATCTGGTATAATCAGAGCTGCTATCAATCAATACTACAACTCATTGAAGGAGAAGATGCAAATGAATA